TTACCTCCTTCTGCGTTTGCCTGTTTTGCAATTGTTTGTGTATCAGGCAACGTAAATCTTGATTTCTTAAATGAATCAAGAATCTTCTGTACTTCGTTAGACTTATTAATGTCTGACTTTTCTACCCATCCAATAATAGATGCTGGCTTACCAGTAATTGGTGAATCAAATGTTTTTTCTGTAGAAAGAAATACTGAATTGCTTTCTTCACAATAAAAAATGTTTTCTGTTACAATATCTGCAGCCATTCCCTTAAAGACCATAGCCCCATTTGATTTCTCAATTGAAAAAATATTGCATAGTTCATTAGCTGGAGAGTCGACAATAGATAGTTCAACTAGATCATAGTCTTTAATAAATCTTACTGTTTCTCCTGTAGACTTGTTAACTTCATTATCTGAATCTTTAATTTTTCCGCCGATTGAAAATCCAGTAAGGGTTCCATCGAGAACCTTTTCCCAAGTGTCCTGTGCGCCCTTTGAAATGTATGATGTTACATAAACTCCATTATAAAACTTTTGTGAATCTTGATCGTAGTATGTCTCTGGTTTAAAAGAAACAACCTTACCTACAGCAATTGGCTGATGCATTTCTCTAAGATTACCTCTAAAGTTTTCAAACGCCTTTAGGCTTGCATCTGCTGTTACAACGTCTCCTGTTTGGTCAACGTTATCTAGTGTCGCAAAACCAGACACTGTTCTTTTTTCTATGTTGACCTTTGTGAAAGGAACTGATAAATGAAGGTTCTCTCCATTTGATGACCAGTAAGATTTTTCGATATTCATATGCTTAATTTTATAGGCATATATGTAAAAAGGCAAATAACAGTCGAGTAGATTATTCTACCTGACTTCCGTCACCTTTTGGATTCCTGGCTTCCCCAGAAATATCTGGAGAATTATTTTGTCTTTCTTGATCCCTAGTTCTTGTCTGTCCAGCCTGGGCTCTAATTTCTGCCTGCTGCTGAGGCTTTAATTGAATAACTTCATCTCCGCCTTCAATTGCAATTTTACCCATTCTTAGACGAACTTCATTAGGGGTAATAACCTGCATTCTTAAATATCTCTCATCAATCTTTGACTGAGTATCTTCATCTGTAAGGCTAAGTTCATTAAATTTAATTTGAACGGCATCTGTTTTTTCAGCAATAATTAAATTAATTTTTTTCTCTAATCTCATTTGTGCTGGGCGACAAACCTGCTCTTTAAATGTTTTATCCGCATCTCTTGCTGCCGCTAAATTAATTCCTTCTGGAATACCAATTTTAGAAATTGGAGTTCTGTGTGCTAAAAGAATTTCATCCCTATTTGCCTTACGATAAACATTAAATGATGATTCCTGTGTTCCAGCCTCAATTGGCTCCATTTTAAATTCAGTCTTTGAGTCTGGAGAGTCTGGTGGAAGTGGTATATACAAGGATCTGTGATTCTTACCCTTTAATCCGACCTGGAAAAACTCAAGCAGTTTTCTTTCAGATTCTGAAGAAAGCTTAGCTCCCTTAACGGTAATAATGTATCTTGGAACAGCCTTGTTCTGAAAATAATCAAGGTTATACTGTCCAGAAAATTCATTTCCTGCAAGAGCTACTTGTGCAGCAATAATATCTGGAATACCATAGTAATTATCCATAGGAGTATATTTCTTTAAATGAATAATTTCGTTTGGTCTATCTAGTCCGCCAGCAATTGGATTCGGTGTATCTTGATCGCCAAAGTTTCTGAAGAAAACAGCCTTTCCGTAAAGCAACTGAATAAAGCCATCACGTAATCTTCTTACACGCATTGTCTTTGATGGAATATGTCCAATGTATCCAATATCTCCACGAGTTGTTCTGCCTATTTCAATAAAGCCATTACCAGTTGCTTCTAAATCTGTATACGCTTTAATAAGAGTTTCTGTAAATGTTTCTTCATCATTTACATCCTCTAGCCACTGCTCTAAATCTTGTCTTAATTTGCCAAGCTTTTTTCTGGCTCTCTGCAATTGTTTTTCATCTGTGATTCCATCAAGAGCATCGTTTGTTTTTCTTGTCTCATCGAATTGATATCCTAGACCTACAATGTTTGCAACTTTTGCATTTATTGCTGCGTAGTTATATGTTGAAACTTCATAAATTTTTGATAGATATTCTAAGTTATATATTGGCTGAACCAGATCAAACATGGCGTAACCAGTTATTGCCTGTGCTAGTAAGTTTTGCTGTGTTGATGTGCTATCTATTCCAGTAAAGGCCTTAGAAAATTCTCTGCCTATTTTTCTGCGAAATGCTGGGCTTAATCCGTTTAGCTTTCTAATGTCATCTAATTGAATATTAAATGGATCATCATGCTCTGTTTCTTTCTTAAAAGAAAACCAATCAGCAGCACTAGATAGCTGAATTTCTTCATTCACTTCTGGGGTTTCATCAACATGTTCCATTTTTATCTCCCTGGCACAGTGAGCTTTTTCATCTCATCCTTATAGTTTCCTACATCTAGTGGGTCTGGCACTAAACCTAAATTAAGTCTTGACTGTTGATACTGATATTCTTCATCATCAATCTTGCGTCTTCCCGACAAAAATAACGGCTGTCCTCTGTCTATACCATATCCAGAAACAGCTTTTCTCAAAGCTTCAATTCTTTCTTTGTTATCCTTCATTGATGTTATTGATAGGTAGTTTCCTTCGTCGTCTCCGACCCATTTTCCATCAATTTCCCATACGTAAATTCCGAGTGTTGTTTCCTCGTCTAAAACTTTGGTGCCGATCTTATTGAAGTCCATAGACACTCATTCTACCATTATATTTTGTTTAAGTCCAGCTTTTGTCACGATTGATGACAGAATTAAACGTTTTGGATCACAATCCAGTCGTTATCGAATACTTCTGCTGCATTTTCTGTCAGGGAAAATGACGGTTCAGATATAACAGTGGGGTCTCCGTTTATATAAATTTGATAATGATCAGTAACTTTTGCAGAATCTAGCTCATAGCCGTATGTAGATATATATTGATATGAAGACTCTGAAGCCCCGTCAAGAGAATACCCTAGCTTAACTGAGTTCATTATTTGATTATCAAAAACCAGAACTACGTGATAAATTTCACCAGCCTTAAAAACATTTGATATTGATGTCTGGGATGTTTTATCTACACCGTTTATATATATTTTTTTTATATTATTTTTAGTTATTGTTCCAGATGATGCCCATGTATATTCTACACCTATGTCTGGACTTACTGGCCCTGCGTCATAGGAGGCCGTATAAGAAGAATTATATAGCCCACCGTCTACTACAGCCAATCCCGTGTATGAGGTGTTATATAGTCCTCCTAGGACCTCTATAAAAGTAATGTCTTCTCTGTATACAAGACCTCCGCCAGATAGATCTTTTGGAGTATAGAAAAACTCCATTGATGTGCAAAGTCTTCCTAGATTTAAATAGAATCCAGAGTTTTCTTTTACTCGTATTCCACTATGCATATTCCTTGATAAAGCTGAGTATCTTTTATTTCCCGAATATGCTTTTGCAAAATAGTCGGGTTCATCTGTCATTTGTGATATATAGCTAGAAGAGTTTGTAGCATAAATAATCTGCGACTTATAAAATTTAATTGTAAGGCTTTCCATAAAAGGATTATTTGTTTTATCATTTGCCGTCTCAAAAAGTACCTTTATATAAAGGCTATACGATGCATTAAAATCTTCTCCACTAGTAGAATTTCCATACTGTGGTATTTTAGAACCATTCTCACATTCAACATAGGTTATTCCATCAACACTTGAGTATACGGATACTCCTTCTGTCGCAGACCATTCTATCTTGGAAGCGTCTATTCCATATTGTGATGGTATATATAAAAACTCAGTAAAAAATGCAGACTGAGAAGTTCCAGATCCAACAGGAATTTGTATTCTATTTTTTATAAAATCATACTCTAGTCCTGCTGTAGTTAAATCTTTCCAGGGTTTTCTTGCTGGGTAGGAATACTCAAACTTAGTTGATATATTTGTATCGTATATGTCAAACAGCTCTCCAAGGTCTGGAAAGGTCGTATTAAATGCTGGTAGTGACTGAGCTAAATTATAATGATTTTGTATTTGAGATTCTGATAAAGAATATCTATATATAGCTACAGAATCAACTAAAAACTTATTTGATGAATTAGAAGTGGGTCCGCATTTTAGTGATAAAGATGAATTTGTAAATTTAAAATCATTTAATGTTTTTGAAGCTTGTTTTTCTCCATCTATGTATATTGATATTTCTGACACTGAGTAAACACATACAACATGTACTACACGGCTAAAATTAGGTATGGCAAAATCTACTCTAGAATCAATATTAGATAAACCTTTTAGTGAAAATGCTACACCATTATTGTTAGCAAAAAGTCCGACACCATTTGATGCATCTGCAACTATTGGTTCCATTGCTGAAGTGAGACCTTTTGGATAAATAAAAGACTCTATCGTAAATGGGCTAAAAGAATAGCTACTATTTGCTATTGGAGTACCTTTACTTATTCCATAATAGTTATATGTTAGTGGAAAAGTTATGCTTTGTGAACTAGTTATTTCTACAGAATTTACTCCGCCATATGTGAGTGGCAAAGGGGAAGCAGGAACAGATTGTGCATATACCCCATTATTTCCACAGCCAGATATATCTATAGCGGTAGTGCCAGACTGTTCATCTAGAAACCAAAACCCAAGTGGATTATCTTTTATGACTGAGTATTTATAAGACATAATAAGATTATACCTTAAAAAGGCTCCTTGAAACAAAATATAGGACACATATATTTAGTGCCTTTTGTTACTGGTTTCGGATCATGGTAGTATGGTGGATATGAAGGAAATATAATCATACTCCCAGCCTTTGGCTTAATGTCAAGTCCTTGTTCTGGAAAACATATGTTTCCGCCCTCGTAGTCTTCATTTAAATACAAAACTATAGATATGGTTGGAGATTTATCTGCAGTTTTATCTATTGAGTCTACGTGTGGCCCCATGTAAGCTCCAGTTGAATATTTTTGTATTTTATAAAAATCTGGTAACCATCCGAACTGAATTCCTGTATTTTCAGTATAATTTTCTAAGCAACTATATGTAACATATTTTATTGGGTCTAATATTATATCTGGAAGACGGTGAGGTCCTCCAGAATAATTTCCATATACTATATTTCCATCACTGGAAAGCCAATCATGCCAGTCCAAAGGGTATTCGTCTATTAATGATTTGTAAGAAGATATATCACTAAATATTTCTGTATAATAATATATATTGTCTTCTAGTTTTTGAACATTCATTTATTCTCCGTTTTTGCCAACGTAGTCTAATGTAATTCCCTTTTCTTTATTTTCTGCCCAGACTTTATACTCTTCTTCTTGCTGACTTCTGACTTCAGCTAATTCATCAGCCCATTTTTTTCTTTGCTCTTCAGTATAAACAGAATCAGCGTTGTCCCAAAATGATCCTATGGTATATCTTGTTCCGCTCTTAACTTTTGTAACTTCATGCTCATTGCCGTGGCCTCCCGCAAATATCGCAAGCATGCCTAGCTCTGGCTTAATAGTTATATCATAATTTTTAAAATTTAAAACTCCTCCAGTAAAGTCTTCATTTAAATACATAAAGACTGCATACTTGCTTCTTTCAAAGGCTGTGGGGTTTCCTTCGTGATCAGAATTATCTGAATGAAAACTAGCAAAAGCTCCCTCTATCCACTTTTGTGCATGGTAACTAACTTCTGACAATTCTTTTCCAAGCACTTCTTCTGATATGCTTTTTATTTTATATTTGAGTTGTGAAAAAAAGTCTGCTGGCAGGTCAAACATTGCCAATCTTGGATCTGAGTCCCAAAATCCCATTGCATATGAGTCATAAAAAGATATTTGATTCCATTTTAATATATCAGAATCTGCTAAAAATTCTAAATATTTTATAGCTTTATCCGCTTCTTCTTTTGATATAACATTAGACACATGGAATACATCTTCTTTATATTTAGTTATTTCCATAATTATCTCCCATATTAATATATCTCATGTTTTTAGGATTTTCTTTTTCTAGTCTTTCTTCTTCCATTTTAGCCCAACGGACTGCACCGTAATGCTTTTGATTTCTGATCCACTCTTCTGATCCGCCATATGGGTATGACACAAAGTTTCTAACAAAAAACTTTTCTCCAGATGTTATCGTTTTAACCCCGTGAAAGTATGGCTCTATAGAAGGAAAAACTAGAATGTCCCCCGACTCTGGCTTATAAGGATACTGCTTTCCATCCATTAAGAACTCAATTTCTCCTCCAACGTAGTCGTCGTTTAGATATGTAGTACATGTTAAAAAGAATTTTGGTCCTGGCATTTCTCTTTCAGAAATTATATAATCTGTATGATACTGCATAGACATATTATTTTGCATATGATCTACATTTGTATCATATTTTGAAAATGATGACGTAAGAAGCGAGGCTCCATCTGGAAGGGTTAGATTGTGCCTTTTTATATAGTTTGATATTGCTTTTGTGTAAGCTGAATATACAGAATCAGATAAATATTTTTCATTATCATACATTTCTCCAAGCTCTCTAGGCTCGCTGTCGTTATGTTTTTGCTGTGTATAAGAGCCGAAGACGGACCACTGATCCCATTCTCTTAAGTAATATTTACCATTGGATGACTTTGCAGACTCTTTAACTATTTCTGCTAGTCTTTGTGAGTCTGGAAGTAAGCTTTTATATACATCAACCATTGGATAAATTTCAAAAAAATCAAATTCATTAGTCATTTTTTTCTCTTTCTAGTTTAGTTACTGTCCAAAAAAGCGGGAATGTGTATCTACATCCTTCTTTTACCTTATTAACACCATGAATATAATTCATATCTCCAGGGAAAAAATATGCTCCCCTTGCTTTTGTTTTAAAAACTATATTTTGTTTTGGAAAATATAGTTCTCCGCCAACATAGTCATCATTTATATAGAATACCGTTCCAATGTCGTACCATGGAAATTCATTTGGTGTCCCAGCATCTGGTCCTTCGTGAAGCTCTTTGTCTGCGTGTGGGAATTGCATAGTGCCTACTGGCCACCTGACTATTGCTGGTGCTGCTGGGGACACCTCTACGTTAAATTTATTTTCAATTATTGGCTGCATTCTTTCTGTTACAAGCGTAAGTATCTCTACTACTTTAGGATCTGCTTTTTTTAAGGTGCCCACCGTAGCCACACGGTTTTCCCAAACCCTGTGGTCATATATTATGTTACCATTTTCATTCCATTGAGATTCAGTAATATCCCATTCGGTATTATTTTTTGCAAAATTTAAAAGGTACTGCTGCTCTTCTTCTGTAATAAAATTTTCTATTTCGACTATATTATCAGAAGATGAACCAAAATAACCAGAAGGGGTTATTGACTGTCTTGAGTATCTTACTCTTTCTTGAACCTTTTTATTAGAATCTTGTATCATTCGTATAACTTCCTTTGCCATAAATTTTTTTTATATTGTCCATTTTCAGTTGTTCTTAAAATTTTTGAAACTTTATTTTTTATTTCATTCATTTCTTGTTCTTCTTTATAATCTAATTCCATTTTCCAGTCTTCTCTTTTAAATGGAAATATTTGAACATATGGTGTTCCTGCTGGCAATAAACCAGAAAAATCTTTTCTTAAAAAAAATGGAGTAAGACCTGGTGTTTCTAACATATCACTATCTATTATACCAGCAGTAGTTATAAAAGGTAAATCATATCTATTCATTGGAGACATAAAAATTGCACTGTAACCCTTTTCTAATTTAACTCCCCAATTTGGATACCAGTGAAAGTGTTGAGCTTCATAGCCATATGGTACTTCAAAGCCTTCCATTGGCGGTCTCGAATCAATAAATTTTTCATATCCTGGTTCCGTTTTAGCTAACAATAAATTATTTTCTGGGTCTCTATAAAACATAATATCGCAAGGTGTTGTTAAATAATATCCACTTAAAAACATGTCCAGCAATGCTGGGCAAGACTTAAATCCGAGTATCTCTGATCCCCACTTGTGCCTTAAAACTTCTTCTTTTCCTTTTTCCTTCCAATACTTATTTGCAGAAGAAAACCATTTGGGAACTTGTCTTTTCCCTGGCTTAGGGGAAAGCTCTGGGTTATCATTGTTGTATAATTGATGAGAAACAAATGTTATTTTTTTATTCATATTATTTTTCAATTACCTTTAATTTAATTGATTTTACTTCATGGTTACCTAATTTATTTCCTTCTGGGTCCATAGCGTCTCTGTAAAAGTTTGTCCATAGTCCTCTTTGTAATTTTTGTTTTGGATTCTTTATTTTATTTTCATTATTATTGTTATTGTTTAATATTTCTATTCCAGAATAAGAAATAGAAGAACCCTGAATGTCTGATAAAGATACTGGAAAAATAGAAGATATTGGAGTATTGGCTTTAATTGTTATTACTTTATTAGGCTTTAATATTCTTAAGGCACAGGGAAGATCCGATTGATAAAAAGATGTACTAATAAGTGTTGTAAATGACTGGTATTCATCATTAAATAAATTTGGTACTGGCATTTGTAATAGACTTGTATTTTGGCTTGTTCTGAAGACCAAACCAGTGTTAAAGCTTATAGTGGCATTAGCTCTTTCAGTATAGCAATATTTATGTCCAGACAATATGGTTACGTGATGTCCAGAAGTGTCTGATATTCCATCCCAAATAAAAGATATGTCTTCTGGATAAGATATTCCCCAGCCTAAAGAATTTGCAAGTGTGACTGGGAGGCATATGTACGCATGAGAATCTACAGTGGCATCCATCCATTCTCTTTTTACAGAAAGTTGTGATATATTTGCAGCATCTTCTGTTTTTTTATAAACTAAAATATCATACATAATTTTCAGTGTATCTTTTTTCTATCTCTCTGTATTCTGGAGTATGTGGTGCTTCTAAATAATCAAGCATAGTGACTATAGAGTATTTGGTGCCTGAAGTGACTGGCATTGCTGCATGTGAATATATAAACGATGATGGGAATAAATAAAGATCTCCTGCCCTAGGCTTTATTTTTAAATTAAACTTATCAAAAAATAGCTCTCCACCTTCGTAGTCGTCATTAATATATCCGACTGAAGAAAGTACGCATATATAAGAATATCCGTGATCTGAATGAATTTGAAAATGTTGATCTGCTCCGTATTTAATAAAGTTAAATGATTCCCAATATTTTAGAGGGGCCAGCCCAAACATTTGACTATAGTCTTCAACTGGTCCTAATTGTGCGTTATATGAATCTTCCCAAATTTTTTCAAGTTTCATAGTGGATTCACTTTTTCCAGTATCGTCCCATGTATTTTTTTTAATTTTAAAGTCTGAACAATCTCTATATTTTTTGTCTATCAATGCATATCCAGTTTTTGCAGTTTTCCATTGATTTACATCAGAGCTATCTGATAAAGTTTCTTCTAGTCTATTAATTAAATTCATTTCTGGCGTAAATACATTTCTGTATACAACAATACCTGGCCCTAGAAATTCAGCATTACTTAACATTTATTCTCCAATTCATTAATGATATACAGCTTTTATTTGTTTTTTGTCTATTTCTTTTTTTTCTATCTCTTTATATTCTAGAGTATGGGGTGCTTCTAAATAATCTAGGAAGGTAACAATAGAATACTTGGTTCCAGAGGTGATGGGCAAAGATGCATGTGAATAAAGATATGTAGAGGGATATAGATATAGGTCCCCTGCCTTTGGCTTAATCTTTAAATTAAGTTTATCAAAAAATAATTCTCCTCCTTCATAGTTGTCGTTTATGTATCCAACACAAGACAAAACACATATATGGGAATAGCCATGATCAGAATGAACTTCAATATGTTCGCCCAGATCATATTTTACAAAATTAAGGGGAGCCCAATATCCTAGTGGTGGTAGCCTAAAATGTTCAGCATAGTCTTCAACTGGTCCTAACGCTGCTTTGTAACAGTCTTCCCAAATTTTTTCAAGATCTAATGTAGATTTACTTTTGCCCGTATCATCCCAGGTATCTTTTTTAATTTTAAAATCTGAACAGTCTCTATATTTTTTACCAGCTTGAGCATGTCCAGCTTTTGAAGCTTTTGTAGTTTTCCACTGATTTTCATTTGATTCATTAGATAAAATTTCTTCTAGCCTGTTGATTAAATCTAGGTCCTTGGAAAATGCATTTCTGTATACAATAAGCCCTGGGGCTATATATTCAGCATTACTTAACATTTATTTTCCAATTCATTTATATTGGTCTCTTCTGTGACCCTTTTGTGTTCTGTCTGTCATTAAAGCTAATATATATTTTGTTCCACTTTTAATAGGATATGCTGCATGAGCATATATATAAGAAGATGGAAAAACTGCTAAATCTCCACATTCTGGCTCATAATTAATATCGAAGAATTTAAAATGAAGATTACCGCCATCATATTCATCATTTAGGTATCCAACACAAGATACAGTATATCTAACGTCTGGTCCATCATCTGTATGATAATTAAAAAAATCATTTACAGAATATTTAACAACATTTAATGCTTCAAAATATTCTACCCTAACTGGATAATCTTTTTCATAGTCTAACAAACACTCTTTAATTTTTATCATTACTTCATCGTATAACTCTAGTAATTCTTTTGAATTTTTTCTTTCTTGATCCAGAGATACGTCACTGTATACAAAAGCTTGACAAAATCTGCCTTCTCCTTGAAATAAGCTGCTGTCATTACTTTTTGCTTTATACCAAGAATCGCCTACGCTGTTTTCATATCTTTCTACTAAATTCATAGATCTTGGAAAAATATTTTTATATATGACTATTCCTGGGCCAATTACATTCTTTATCATATTATTATTAATCTTCTCTAGACCATTTACCTATAGGACACTCAGCATTTGAAAGAGTTGTTTTTGCTGGCATATAGCATTTACATTTATCACATTGTTTTGTTGCTAAAAAAAATTCACATCCTATGCATAGACTCATTCTTTTATCTATAATTGACTGCTCACGTATTCTTTTATTTGGGTCAACTAGGTGCCACGGTCTAGAATCTCCTAGAGAATCTTTCCATTCTTTCCATTTAGACATAATTTTCTCTTTCTATTTTTTTAATATTAAGTTTTTTCTAGAGTCCCAGATGTCTCCTAATCCAGCAGAATCTTCTTTACAAAGATCTACAAGAATTACATTGCCATCAAAAGCAGCATCGTACTTTGAAAAACTAATATTATTTTTACCCATAGACATAATACCAAAAATTTTATTGTTTGACAAGAACACATACACCACATCATTATAATTAAATGGTTTAACTTCTTCTTGATTATCAACAACAAATTTATTATCAATTAATGTGGCTCCTATTTTAATATTATTAAAATCTGGAGCCACAATAGCTTTTGATCCCATAGAAATTGAATCTTTATATCTTTTGTCTATTTCTGTATCTTTTTCAAGGTACAGAATATCAAATATTTCGTATAAATATTCTTCTATTTCTACGGCTAAAGCATACTTGTTTTGCATTTTTTGTCTTTCTACTATTTTACATCAGATGATGTAAATTAAGCTATACACCTACCACCATCACAGTATGTTCCATATGGGCATCCAAATGGACAGAATGATGGTGGGCTAAAGAACCCTGGTGGGCTAAAGAACCCTGGTGGGCTAAAGAACCCTGGTGGGGCAAAGAACCCTGGTGGGCTAAAGAACGCTGGTGGGTTAAAGAACGCTGGTGGGGCAAAGAACGATGGTGGAGAGAAGAATGATGGTGGGGCAAAGAACGCTGGTGGGGAGAAGAATGTAGTAACTGGTCCTACTCTTTTTGCCACAGATGTTCCATTAGCATTTAATGCATAAATATCATAACTTTGTGATTGTCCACCAGTTTCATCAATATTCTTTGAAGTTACAAGAATTCCAGTATAAGAAGGTCCATCTGTAGAAGTCACTGTATAACTTGCTATAGCTTTTCCTCCAGTTGCTGGAGCATCCCATGTAATATCATCTCTATTTGCAACTGTTGATGTTACTGAAGCTGTTTGAATTGCTTGAGGAACAGTTGTTGCTGTTACTGAAGATGATGTTTTAGAGGCAGAAGATCCTACTGAGCTATTTGCAACAATTGTAAATGTATATGCTGTATTAGATGCAAGCCCCTGAAATGTATAAGGGCTTGAAGAAGTTGTTACAGTATATGTGCTTGGAGTTGTTGTAATTGTAAATGAGGATGCTGATGCAGATCCAGAAGGAACTGCAAATGTTAATGTGACAGCTCCACCAGTTCCAGCCGCATTTGCCTCAGAAGTTGTATTTGCTGTTGCTAGATATGGTCTTGATGTCCCAACATCTGTTGCGCCAGATATAACTACTGCTTCTGGCTGACTTATCTGACCTGAAACTTTACCTGTTCTTTTACCTGCTGCCATTTTTATATCTCCTATTCTATTATGCTGTTGCTAAATCGCCGATTAATACCCAAGTGTTTGCTGCACGTTTGAAAAGTGTTGCAGATGACCACTGGGCTCTTAAGAAAGCTCCTGGAGTCGCATTTACTGTAACCCCACCTGCTCCAACAATTCTAACTCCTCCAGTATTTGTTCTAAGAACATCTATGGCAGTGCCAATTGGGAAGTTTAGTGTTGAATCTGCTGGGATTGTTATATCTACTGCAGATCCACCTGTGTGTGAAACTTCAATTAGATCGTCTCTTTCTGTTAGAGCTGAAAGAGTATATGCTTCAGTCTTTTGAATAATTGTAGTCTGTGATGGTACACCTTCTTTTGTTTGTGTTCCATCTGTAAAGACAACTCCTGCTGCGGTTAAGTTATTTATCTGAAGGTTATCAAGTGATCCTTCAGTAAAATCAACCGTAGTTGTAGGTTCTGTTGTTACACCTTTAAATATCTTCCAAATATCAGCAGAAACATCTCTTACAAAACCTGAGTGTTTAGCTGTTCCGTCATTGTATCCAACCACAATACCAAGGTCAACTGTGTTTGCTGGATTTTGATGAGCTAACTGTACAAGACTATCTTCGATTACAATAGATGTTGATGATGCGTTAAAGGATGTACCATTAACTGTTAAATTCCCATCAACAACTACGTTGCCGTCAACTTCCATATTTCCAGTAAATGTTTGATTTGCTGCATTTAAATAAGCTAGTTGTGCTGTATCAGAGATTCCATGAATAGATGTGGTATCTGTTGCATGTGAGCTTAAATCAGAAGATAATGCTTTTGCATCTAGTTGAGTCTGAATTGCTGAGGTAACTCCGTCAACATAATTAAGCTCTGTGGCAGTTGCTGTTACTGCAACATCTTCATTAATCTTTGGGCTTGTTAAAGTCTTGTTTGTTAAAGTTTGTGTATTGCTTGCTGTTGTCAAAACAGATGTGTCTGCAATTCCATGAATATTTGTAGTATCATTTTCATGATTAGTTACAGCTGTAGCAATTGCTGAAGCTGCTGCTATTCCTGCTGTTGTTACTGCATTTGTCTGAGCGTCAGAGGCTTTTGTATCCGCATAAGATGTTGTGGCTAACAAGGAAGTATCTGCAATTCCATGTACAGAGGTTGTATCAGATGTGTGATTTGAAAAGTCTGTTGATGATACTTTTGTATCTATTTGATTTTGAATTGCTGAGGTAACTCCATTAAGATATCCAATTTCAGTGCTAGAAACATCTGCAACAACTGCTTGTTTACCATCTAGTTGAGTTTGAATAGCTGAGGTAACGCCATCCAAGTATCCAATTTCAGTATCTGAGACACCAGAAACAACTGCCTGCTTTGCATTTAACTGTGTTTGAATTGCTGAGGTTACACCATCAAGATATCCAATTTCGGTACTTGATACGTTTGCAACAACTGCCTGTTTGTTATTACTTAAATCATTTAATGCATTTGTGACAGTTACTGCAAAGTTAGCATCATCGCCTAGCGCTGCTGCTAGTTCATCTAAAGTATCTAATAAGCCTGGTGCTCCATTTACTAATGCGGTAATATCTGAAGTAAGTGCAACTGTGCCTGTAGCATCTGGGAATGTAATTGTTCTGTCAGCTGTTGGGTTTGTAACAGTAAGAGTAGTTTCAAATTCATTATTTGTAGAGCCCTCAACAATAATAGATGCTCCTGGAACTAGAAGGTTCTTGCTTGAATCTAGTCCTGCTACACCAGACACCGCTCCAATATCTGTTAGCTCTACATAATTAACTAACTGGTTTGAGAGATCAAGGAATCCTGGGTCATTGGCATAACCTAATGCTGACCAAGTTGATGTTCCATCACCGAACTTAATATACTTTGTGTCTGTCTCAAGACCCATTTCTCCAGCTTCTAAAACTGGGTTGGCGGAAGTCCATTGAGCCGCTGTACCTCTTCTTACTTGAATTCTTACTGTTGACATTTTTTCTCCTATTTTATATTATAGCATTTAATAAATTATGACTGAAGTGCACCTGAATCAAATATATAGTCCACTGCTGAAGTTGTTGGTGACCCACCATCCATAAATTTAGATGTTGCAGAAGGTGTTACACCATTGCCCTGAATTATATATGTTGGCTCTCCGTTATAATCAATAGAAAGCCCTACATCCATAAATGTAAGCATTTGGCTAAAATCTGGTATTTCAGAATATAAAGCTATAGGCTGCCAGGCATTATTTATATATACCTTCAGCCTATTTGTATTTGTATCAAAAGCAATAGGAGTTGTGCCAAGCACTATATCGGTATCAAATGTCGCTGTTCCAGCTACATTTAATCCGTTCTTAACCTTGAAATTCTTATTTGTTGTTGACATTTAAGTTCACATATCCCCTAATTGTTTTGGTGGGGTTTTGAAAGGACCCCTTACCTTTTATTTAATTATACTAACAGTGTGCCAGTGATTAATATTTCTGTATTGGCATTTGCAGGTGTTACACGGATTCTTACATCTGTTCCGCTTACGTCTGCTGTAATTGACTGAAGAGAAGTTCCGCTTGTTGATGACATTCCATATTCTGTAAGATAAACATTATCTGAAGAATCTAGAGTCAACATAATTTTTGTGATTTCTGTGTGTGTTGCAGTCTTTGACTTAACAAGGAACTCTGCGCTTCGGTATGAAGCCTTTGCCCATGAGTAAGCTGTAGTTGCTGCTGCAGTTACAATATTGCCTGTTGTTGCGGCAACTTGCTTGGCAACTGAATTAACATTTATTGCTGTAAATGCTGTAGTAGCATCTAAAACATCGTCCAACGCAGTTGCTGCTGCAGCTGCTGCACCATAAGGCTCATAAGTATTTGCTGTTACAGATATTGCACCTGTAGAGTCATCATAAGAAAGTCCAGTTCCGACGTTATTACCAATGGCGTCTTGCGCTCTTTCATCTGTGAAATATTTGTTGGTACCTTCTGTAATATTTGTTGTTGAAGCATCTGCTGAAGCAAACTTAGCATTGATCTGTGTTTGAATTGCAGAAGTAACACCATTTAAGTAGCCAATCTCTGTATCAGACACATCTGCTACACGAGTTTGTGTAATTGCTGTATCAATACTAAATACTGTACCAGTTAGCGTTAATCCATTGCCTGCAGTAAATGTACCAGCACCTGAGAACTGTGTAAACGATATTGGATCTGTTCCAATTGTTGCTGGCTTAAGTGTTTGCACCCATCCTGTATTAGCATAGGTACCAGCACTTACGAAGATAAAGTCTCCACTATCTACTTCTGTTGCTGTATCAAAGTCTGTTGCACGAAGTGCTTGACCTGAAGCCTGAACTACGTAAATACCGTTTTCTGCACCATTTGTCTGACCATTAAGGAGAATACGATCTCCTGTTGCAAGTGTTACTCCACCAGCAGTGTCTCCATTTTCAAGAGC